GTCTTGCTGCCGGTGCTGCTGACGAGGCCGTAGATGTGCGGCGAGGTCCACGGGGCCGTTTCGCCGCAGTTCGCGGTGGTCGTCACCAGCCACGAGCAAGCATCGCCCTCAACGGTCGCGCCGCCTGTGCGATAGATGGAGGTGGTCGATGCCACGGTGCCAGTGTACTTGGCAACGTACAGATAGGTCGGAGCATCGGCGGGACCGACGTTGTAGAACTCCCACGACTGGCCCGTCTTTGGCGTACCAAATCCCGGGACCCAAGTCGCGGCGGTCAGCGAGTTACTGATTACGCACCACCCGCCCCCGTATATCTCGCAAGCTGTGGCGTTAGTGAACCCTGAAAAGTCTGCACCAGATACCCTACAGCCAGCTCCGGGGAAAGACATAATAAATCCCGTTCTATAAGCGGGATTGACGAACGACAGCCCAATAATTTCAGCGGTCGAATTTGAAACGCCAGTCAACGTTGTTTGGCTTCTGTTTGTCGTTCCGTCCGGTGTCAAGTCAATGGTCAGGTTCTTGACCAAGGTGCCGCCTTCGGAGGCGTTGCTTATGTACCCAAGCGAGTTCAGGCCGACGACGAAAGTCGTATCTTCTACGATTCCAGTTTCGTCCATGTCCAAAACGTGCTGAACAGAGGCACCCGATACTAGCCGGAGGCCGTGCAAAGAAAACGCGCCGTCAAAAATTAAGTTGTAGCCGCCCTCGGTGGTGTCAACCTGATTAGTCGTGCCTTTCTGATATGTCGGCGGATTCGATCCCGTCGTGGCCGAAATTATCTTGACCGGCAATCCTGATGTTGGCCCGGTAATTGTCCTAGCAGCCGAATGCGTGTACTGGCAAACGTGATCGTGCCCGATGTACACGATATCGCCAGAGGCAAGCGCCACCGCATCGTCCAGCGCGGACAGGCTTGTATAGGCATTGGCCCAGCTAGACCCGTCGCTACCATTGCCGCCGTCGTCTACGTAATAAGTAGGCATTACACGATCACCTTTGCTGCTTCTTCCTCGGCCAACCGTTCAGCCACCTTCACCGCCACCGTTGGCTTGTACGCCTCGGCATCGAACGCCGGGTCAACTGTGATGACCGGGCCGTAGCTATGCCACGCGCCCAAGTGATCCTGACAGCGATAGAAGATCATGCGGTGCGCATCACCGTGGACGCTCTCCACTTCGGTCACAACGATGCTCATAGTGCTGCCTCACTGATGCGGGCAAGGTAGCGATCTATGATCGGCACCAGCCGTGTAGTCACAAAATTGTTCCATTGCGCCAGCGTGAGGGAACGCCCAAAATGGTCATTGAACGATAGGCGCGCCTGATCGTTCGTAATGTCGCCAGCCTGAACCTTTGCCCAGAGCCACCACACCAGCCGCTCGAACTCCGAGCGGTCTGTGAGATATGCCGTCTGGCATTTCGTCCAGAACCGCGCTGCGAACTGGGCTGGCGTTTGATGATTTAATACGAGTGCCATTTATACTCCTAAGCGGCAATAATACCGGCGCCCGGCACTAGCACTGCCGTAGTGGAATTTGCCTCGATGATGCCTACGCCGGGAATAAGTAGGAAGGTAGTTGTTGACGCCGCTGCCGTGGTGAACCCATCTGCGCTGACTACCGTAGAGACATTTGTTGCCGCATCAACTTGACAGAAGTGGGCGTAGTAGGCTGTTCCCGCCGTGAGGCCAGTGGCCGCGATACCTGCAATTGCCCCGGTGCCGGAAACTGCCTGCGAGCCTGCTGCCGTGGCTGTGGCTCCAGTATGAGTTTGCCCGGCCTGCACTTGCGCTGCTGAGGGGGAGGTTGCAGAAGTTGTGACAACCCAATAGAGTGTGCCGTTTCCTTCGTTGGTAGTCACGCCCAGCGTTCCGCCAGTAGATCCGTTTGCGGCATCGGTAGGAGACGAAAGCGTAGGCGCAGTTACGTCGCCACCACCACCACCTTCTCCGTAGTCTGCTGGCATATAACCAGCCGCATCTGTGCTCCACGGCTTAGTTCTGCCAGTAACTTCGTAAACTGGAATGTAGTCGCGCCAAGCCACCAACCCAGCGACGCTAGTAAGCACTTCGCTTGGGACTTCGTAGCCTGTGTAGTCGAACGAACTGGCGCGGCCGGCGCCGCCTGCGGCCACCGGAATGTAGTCAGTCCATTCCTTTAGGCCAGAGACAGACGCTAACAGGTAGATGCGGCGGCCATCAATAAAAGCCATTTGGATTCCTGTCCTGAGTAGGCGAGCGTCATTCTATGTCGAAGTACGGCTCTGGGGCTGTCGGATAGACCATGTGCTCGGGCACCATGGCACTGTTGATTCGCAGAGTCTTGCCTTGTTCGTTGCAGACTATACCGTCCGCAAGCAACGCTTGACACTCTTCAAGGGTCTTTAGTCTGGTGCCCTCTATACCTTCAGGTAGCGGTCCCACAACTATGCAAGGGAGGTTGTGCCACCCAAGTCTACGCAAGCAGCGTAGTCTGTTCTGTCCGGTCTTCACCCTCAGCTCGCCCTTCTCCCAGATCACCAGAAGAGGTGAGGCCAAGCCGTTGTCTCGTAGGTCATCGGCTAGCTTACTCAGCCACGGGGCCTTGATAACTACAGCCTCGGAAGTGTCGCGCAGGTGCAATAGCTCAATTGGCACCTTGCGGGCGAAGTTAACTTCAAATGGGAGAAGTACCATCAAAAGGAAGCCCCCCTTGCGGGGGGCCACCATTAGGCCGACTTGATTACGCCAGCAGCGCGCAGCGCAGCAAGGATCGCATTGATCTTGCCGGCGATAACGCCGTCGTTGGCTTCAAGCTGGTCAACCGTCGGAGTCGCACTCGTAGTCAGAGTGCTGGAGGCGCCAAAGGCCACACCGTCCAGTGCATCCACCAGATCGGTAATAGTAGCGCCATACAGGGAGTCAGAAACTCGGCTCATCGTTATCTCCTAGTGTAAGGGGAGGGGACCCCTTGCGAGGTCCCCCGTTACATTACGCCGGCACGATGATGGCGATACCGCCCTCAGGACGCAGCACACCCGTATCGAAGATCATGTCAACCGTCATCAGGTCGGCAAGGTACTCCTGCTTGTACTGGGTCTGCGCACGCGGCTTGAGCTGTTCGATCAGGAGCAGAGCTTCCTTCTGGAACATCAAGCAAGCGCGCTGGTCCGTCGCGGTGCCCGTGTCAGCAACGCTGGCGCAACGAGTCGAGACATAGATCTCAACACCGTAGACATCGCCAACCTTACCGTTGCGGATCGAGCTGCCGTCACCGACAAACGCCTGCTCCGTGAAGCGGGCGATGCCGAGAAGGTTCTTCTTCTCGACCGGCGGGATCACGAGGACGCGACCCATCGACGGCACATCGCTGTCATCCAGCTCCTTAATCAGGAGGCGAATGCCCTCGTCAGTCAGCGCCGCAGCGTTACCCGCGTTGGCGTTAGCCGACGGGTTCCAAGCAACCAGCGCGCCGGAGGTCGGCGTGCCGATCACGGCCTTGCTGTACGCAGAGCCCGCGACCGTCGGAGCCGCGTCGGCACCGGCGAACTTGGCGCCTTCAGCGTGGAGGTTCGTGTCAACCCGCTTGGCCAGCGCGAAGCCGGCGTCATCGGTGTAGAACTGGCGAACGCGATCCGACGCCTGCACACCCACGATATCTTCGATCAGCCGGGAGTATTCCCAGTGCTCGTTGATGATGTAGGAGCTGGACGCTTCCTGATTGGCGATGAACGTCACCATCGTCTCAGCCGACTTGGCCGAGGCTTCACCGCGAACCGGGCGCGGCAGGTGGACGGTGTCGCCCTTCTTACCCGTGAAGGGCAGAGTGACGACGAGCTGGGGCATAACGAGATTCGACTTGTAGCCTGCGACAACTTCGTCGGCCCACAGTTCGGGGACGAATGCGCTGTTGCTGCGGGTACGCGAGCTGTTGGTCACTTCCGTAAGAGTGACGTGGTTTGTTCCAAAAGCCATGATAAGATTCCTCTAGGCGCTAGTTGATGATGCGTCCCTCCTCGTACGCCTTGAGGATGTCGGCTCCGTTGGCGCGAAGATAATTCTCCGCTTCCCTGTCACCACGGCGAGCCGCGATGCGCAAGGATTCCAACTTGATCCTGTCGTATTTCTCAACAGGAGCAGGAGCAGACCCACCAGATGACACCAATCCTGCTTTCTTGACCTCTTCACGCTTGTTGTGCGTGCGTTTCTCGGTCTTTACGCTGGAGATGTCGGCATACGTGGAGAACAGTTCGTCTGCTGCCTCGAAGTCGCCGCCGTCTGCTGCCTGAGCCATGCGTACCCGGAAGGGCGAAGCCTTGATCCACTCAAGAAAAGCTGGATCTGCCATCGTGTCCTTATAGGCCGGGTGCTTTGACTCGAAAACCCTGCGCCCCTCGCTGATTACGCGAGAGTGCTCGGCTTCCTGCAACTTTCGTTCAAGTTCTTCGATGCGAGACTGTGACTCTTCCCGTACGACCCGACGAACTGCGGCGTCAGCGTTGTCGTAGATGTCATCTACAGTCACCGGCTTCTTTTCGGGCGCCGGCTTGGCAGGCTCCGGAGACTTGGTCTGCTTCTCTAAGAGAACATCGAGCGTCTTGCGCATATCCCCAAGCTGTTGCGCCTGCTTTCCGTAGAGAGATTCGAGTTCCACGAACGATTGGGCCACCTCTTCTGCGGACTTGCCCTTAAACCGTGCCGGGACCTCGACGCTCTGCTGGCGCTCATTACTGGCTTCTGCCGCGTCGTCGATCTCTTTGTCGAGATCTTGCTTCACATAGTCTTCGTACTTTGCCATCTTCAACTCCTCAAATGTGGGTACGCCTAGCAGCGTATTCTCCCGTAAAGCTCGGTACCGGATGCCGTATTCCCCGAGCTACTTCTTCTTCTCCCAATCTCCGCCGTAGCGTCGATTGTTAGAGTCCCATTGCTTCCCTGTGTTCTTGGACCGCTGGATTTTCTCCCACCGATCCCAAGCTGTCGGGAAGTCTCGGTCGAGCCCCATGTTGAGGTTGTCGAGGGCCGTTGGCGTCAGGATGGCAAACGCCGTCTGACCGCCGCACTCCTCGCAAACCCCGGGCTCGTGCCGGTCGTCAATGCGTCTCATCTCCTCGGTAACGTGACCACAGGAACATTCGTACGCATAGAGCGGCATTACTGGTCTCCCTCTTCCTCTTCCAGTCGGGCTAGCTTTGCCAGCGCGATTGCCTGTTCGAGGTTGATGAGAGTGGCGAGTTGGGCAACCTCGCCTCTGTAGAAACAGACTTCTTCGTAGCTGCGTGCGTTGAGAGCAAACTCCTGTCGCTCCCTAACGGCGTCCTCGGCGTCCTTGACGATACGCCTCCAAGCGGTGGTAGCAAACAGCTCCTCGAAGTCCCTAAAATCCTGTTCGTTCAAACGACCTCCTTAGTAGACCACACGGCCTACGATGTAGGCTTAGACTTTGGTTTAGCCTTAGCCTTGATCTCTTCTCGCTCCAGATCCGCGTCGATCTTCTGTCGAGAGACGTTGACCTGATCCCGCGAGATACGCGCCTGCTCGGCTGCGATGCTAGCGTTGGCCGCCTGAATCTCCACGTTGTCATCGACGTACTCAGCCTGAGTGGCTGCCAGAAGAGCACGAGCCTTGGCCTGCGCGGCCTCCGCCTGAGTCTTCGCCACTTCGGCCTGCTTCAGGGCCAGCTCAAGCTGGGCCATCTGCATTTGGATCTGCTGCATCATCTGCTGCATCTGCTGCTGTTCTTCAGTCGGCGGGGCGAGCATCGCCTCAATCGCCGCCTTCAGCTCCTTCTTTTCGGAGCTGGCGGTGTTGTCGAACAGCGCCTTCAGGATAAGGGCGTGGGGTTGGCTCTCGGGCGTCGTGAAGCCGAGCATCGAAACTAGCTGGGCATTCTCAACTTCCTTGGCCATGATACCCATGGCGGCGCGGACCACGAACTTGTAGTCCTGCGGGTACCGCTCGGGATCGAACTGGGCATAGCGCCAGACCATCCTACGCAGCAAGGGGTTCATGTACTGGCGCTCGATGTTCTGCATCGTGCGCTTCGCCCGCTTGAGGAAGCTGGCCTGCAACATAGACATGCCGGAGGCTGTCTCGTTGCGGCGGTTCGTGCCAAGCGGGGTGGCGGAGTCCATGGCGCCTGTGGCCATCTGGACCATCCGCTCAAGATCTCCCGACTGCTGGAAGGTGAGGGCGAGACCCTGCGGGTTAAAGCCTACCGGCTCTAGGATTTCGCTCGGGCGCCCTCTAGTCATAAAGATCTTGCCCGGCCGAACCCTAAGATCTGGGTTGCGCCCAAGGCGCGTCATGTCGGCGCCCATCATGGGGGCCGTAATGAGCGCAAGCGCGTCAGCCCTAGCGCGTACTTCCGCGTCCAGAGCCTTCTGCGGGTTATACCCCTTCTCCGCAACACCGCGACCCCAGAACTCGCCGGGTACGCTGTCGTGTTGATAGGCCACGAAGGGGCGATCTTTCATCTTGTAGGGGTTGATCCGAGCCGACAGCAGATCGCCGTCGTTGGCAATCGTGATGATTGCCTCAACCATTCCGTCCTCTTCCTTGCCGCCTTCTAGGTACTTGGCGGGGATCTTGCCGCAGAACTCGGTGATGCGCACCGCGTTGTCCCGCGTATCCACCCGGGCCGTCGTGCCGAGGCCGGTGGTGTCGCCCCGCTCTCCGGCGTAGGCAGACAGGTCACACTTCTTGTAGATCGGGTCCGGCCCTTCCATCATCGCGTCGATGATGTGCTTAGGCTTGACCACGTCGTGGCCACAATATTCCGCCTCGTCAATCGTCGTGGCGGAGGGGTCGATGAAGAACTCGTCGGGCCTGACGGCTTCGAGCGGGACGATGACCTTCTCGTCCATGAAGACCTCGCCGTAGGAGCCGAGGGTCTTGTTCTCCAAGATCGAAACGTGAATCTTAGTGATACCCGTTCCGTAAATGGCGCCAAGAAGGAAGGTCTTGGACATCGCATCCTTCGCCTTGGAGAGATCAATGTCTTCCATAAGCTGATCGCGGATTACCAGAGCGTCGTCCTTCTCCTCGTCCCTGATGTCGTCCTCGAAGTCGAACCAAGCCTCACGGCCGAAGATAGCCTCTTCGATCTCGGAGACGGTCATTTCGATGGATTGGGCGAGGACTGGCGAGATGATTCGGCTGCGCTCGGAGTCGTACTGCTTGTCCGCAGACGCCCAGAAGCCGCGCCACAGGCGGGTGTATTCCTTCCACCGCTCCCCGTACATGGTGTCCCGAGCCTGTCGCGCCCGCGTGGCTCGCTCTACCACCCAACTGACGAGGAGGCTGTCGGAAGAGATCTTGGGGTCAAGAGTCTCCGACTTACCCTGCCTGTCGTTGTCGCCGTAGGAGTTTGGAATCATCGCTCGTAGTCCTTTGGTAGTTAGTAGCCGGATACTTGATCTAGCGGCGACCACTCATCAATCACGTCCGGCCCCTCAAACCAAGGATCTGCGATCTGGTCTACGTAGGCGACGGCGTCTAGTAAGTCATCGTGGGCAAGCGGCGAGGGAAAATCCTCGGCTTGGTCTAGGAACTTGCGGTTCCACTCGCCCTCCAGCAGTTGTACCCGACCCTTCTCCGCGCGCCCCTGCAGGGCCCACGCGATGCGGTCGGTTTTGCGCTGGTTGCCGTGGGTAAGCTCCTCAACCACGAAGTAGGTGTGGAGCCTGTTCATCTCGTCCGTGAGATAGGGCATCACGGCGTTCTTTGCCATGCCCTTTTCAATGCCGATCC